TTTTCAGGTAACTATAAAGCCACGTATTCACGTGCAAAAGATAGAAAATTAAACAATCGAGAGTTTTTATTCGCTAGATACGTTGCATCAGGGGAAGACGCAATCTCTGCTTATAGGAAAGCTTATCCAAAAGCGGTGAATAAAGACTACATTAAGACTAAATCAAACGTTTTACTACAAAAAGAGGAGATAAGGACAATGGTAAAGGAAGAAATTAAGAAAATATTGCAAGATGAAGGAGTAACGCCTGAGTGGATAATAGGTAAATACCGAGATATTGCTGATTTGTCGGATAGGGACACAGATAGGCTGCGTTCTTTAGAATCTTTATCAAAAATAGCAGGATTATTTGATACAGAGACAAAACAAGAGCAATTAACCGTATTTCAGGGATTTACACCACAACAATTGGAGGCATTACAGAATGGAAAAGAAACCAATGTCATTGCGCACGCAGACGAAAAAGACAAATAAGGACTTATGCCCTGTTTGTGATGAAAATTTATATTTTGACAATTATACAACACAAAGAGTTGGTTTATTAGCTGACGATGATTATACAATTGAGGGATGGATGTGTCCTCATTGTTCTTCTAGATTTGATTTAGACAATAATTTAGTGTATATTAACCCCAAGAATATTGAGGTAGGAAGAGCATGAATAGCAAAAAAATTAAAAAAACAACCTTGGGTACAGTTTCTATGAGTATAGCGCATATCCCCTCTATATCTTCACATACTAATCTCCCTTATGTGTCCAGGGTTGTTTATTTAGGGAAAGTTTATAAATAATGCAAACACCAAAAGCTAAAAGTTTATTTGAAAATTTATTATTAGAAGTAGGTACAACATCTGGTAGAGATAATTTTTTAGATTTAATAAGAAGAATAGAATCTGATAATAGATTAATGGTTTCACCTGATGATACATCGGCTAAAGGGGTATATCAATTTACTGATAAATCTGTAGAAACCGCAAAAACAAGAGCAATTAATATGGGCCTTGACAAAGGTATTATAAATTTAATTCCTGATAATCCGCAGCAGTGGACAGATGACGAAGCAGATGTACTAACACTATCAAATTTATTTGCACAAAGCATGGATTTACCAGGGCCAATAAAAGGTAGTGGCAAAGGACTTGTAGATGATTTATTAGTAGATGCATTTGGTGGAAATAGACGAGCAATGCAAGATGCTTATTATATGCTTCATCATACTAAGCCAGATGATGCTACAAAACGAAGAGTTGATAAATTTATGCCTTTAGTTGGACCATTAATGGAAGAAAATTTTCCTGATAAAAAATAATGAAAAATCCAAATTTAATAACACAACTATTATCCCCATATATTGAACAATTTGCTAAACAGGTTGCTCCTAAAGCTCATGATGCTATTGACAAAATACAACATAAATGGGAAACCAGAAATGATAATGCTGTAAAAATAGACACAGAAAATATTCCGTATAAAGAAAAAATTTTACCAATGGTTATGGGATTAAGTGGCGGTATGAGCGGATTGGGAAGTTTAAGAAATATTCCTAGTTATGTAAAAATGACTAAACATGGAGCAAATCTATTAGATAGACTCCTATCACGCAATTAATAATGAAAGAGAGATGAGTCATGGATAAATGGATATCGGAGATACCTGTAAAAGACGCAAGAAGTAGAGCAAAATTTAAAGAAGGCGGCAAGACTGCTGCATGGCAACGTAAAGAAGGTAAAAACCCAGAAGGTGGTTTAAATCAAAAAGGCGTTGAATCGTATAGAAGAGAAAATCCAGGCTCAAAACTAAAAACTGCTGTAACAACAAAACCATCAAAACTTAAAAAAGGAAGTAAAGCTGCAAAACGTAGAAAGTCATTTTGCGCTAGAATGAAAGGTATGAGAAAACGTCAAAAACCTAGTAATAACACAGGTAAGGACAGATTATCGCTTTCATTAAAAAAATGGAACTGTTAAATGGCTAATTTAAACCTAAATGGCAATATCTCACAAAATGAAAAAATTCTTGAGATGGCCTTTAAAGACCTGATAGTATTCGGTAAACTATTCTCCCCACAAGACTTTTTAGCATCCGCAACACCACCATTTCATGAACAAGTAGGCAGACTGCTCCTTAATAGGGATATACAACAATTGGCTCTTGTTATGCCTCGTGACCACGCAAAGTCAACCTTAGCAGCATGCGCTGTTTTGCACAGGTTTTTATTTGCGCAAAAAGATAGCCCAGAATTTATCGCTTGGGTTGGCGAGGCGCAAGACCAGGCTATTGATAACCTTAATTGGATATCGACCCATATATACGAAAACCCTGCAATCCATTACTATTTCGGTGACTTGCAAGGAGATAAGTGGACAAAAAACGAAATTGTATTGAAAAATAATTGTAGAATGATTGCAAAGGGTGCATCGCAAAGATTACGTGGTAAAAAGCAATTATCTACAAGATATACAGGAATTATACTTGATGACTTTGAATCTGAGTTAAATACCAAAACACCAGAGTCTAGGTTACAAATAAAGAACTGGGTGACTGCAGCAGTATATCCAGCGATTGATTTTGATAAAGGTGGATTTTTATGGTGTAATGGAACAATAGTTCATTATGATTCATTTTTAAATGGACTTGTTAAAAACTATAATTCAGCTATGAAAACAGGAGAAGAATACTCTTGGACTATAGAAACACATAAAGCTATAAAAGATGACGGTACTCCGTTATGGCCTTCACGTTGGCCACTTAAAAAAATTGAAGAACGTAAACAGTTTTACATAGATTCTGGTACTCCTGCTAAATTTTATCAAGAATACATGAATCAAGCTAAATCTCCAGAAGACCAAGTGTTTGGAGAGAACGACATAACTGATGGTTTTTATTCAGGTGGTGTAAAATTTGATGAAAGTGCAAATTCTTGGTATATTAAATTTGAAGACGGGAGTACGGAATATGTTAATATATACATGGGTGTTGACCCAGCTTCAACGCTTGGTTCTAGGAATGACTATAGTGTTATTATGGTTATTGGTGTTACTGCTGAATACGATTATTATGTTATTGAATATTGGAGAAAAAGAGTATTACCAATGGAGTGTGCCGACGAGATATTTAAGATTTCAGAACGATATGACCCAATCAAAAGAATAAACATAGAAACTATATCATATCAAGAAATGTTGCGTGATTATGTTCAAAAGCGTAGCAAAAAGGAAGGAAAGTTTTTACCTGGCATTGAAATGGGAATAAAAGGTTATGGTCAGCAAAAAAAGAAAGATAGGCTATTTGAAGGGTTACAGCCTATGTTCAAAGCAGGTGCAGTACATTTAAAGAAAGACATGCATGAATTTATTGGAGAATTACTTGATTTTCCAAAAGGAAGTCATGATGATACAATTGATGCATTTTGGTTATCAACTCAATATGCTAAAGGAAATAAAAAAGCAGGAAAGGGGAAAAGGGTAAAATCTGGCGATTCTTGGAGTAAACCTAAAAAGCGCTATAATTGGATAACTGGTAGTCGTGTTTGATAATTAAAATTTTATTCTTATATTACACACTATGATAAAAGCGGATAATAAAGCAATTCAAGTAAGAGATTTATGGAGACGCTGGCATGATGCTCGTAAAGATTGGGAAGAACATGCACGAGAAGATATTGATTTTTATCTAGGCAATCATTTCAGTGAAGCTGAGGCTGATGAACTTCAATCAAGAAATCAATCAAATTTACCATTAGATAGACTATATTCTGCTATTGAGCAGTTTAAAGCTATTATTACATCTAAACCACCTAAGTTTTCTGCTATGCCGAGAGAAGACTCTGATAGTGATTTAGCTAATGTATGGAAAGTTATACTTGAATATATATGGAATATATCAGACGGTAACGAAACATTTAAACAAGCAGTTCATGATTACGCTGTAACAGGTTTAGGTTATTTTTATGCATATGTAGATAGGGAAGCTGATTATGGTAGAGGTGAAGTTAAATTTACATATGTAGACCCATTTAGAGTTGTTGTTGACCCTAACGCAAGAAGTAAGTATTTTGATGATGCAACAGGAATGATGTTATCTACTATATTTACAAAATTTCAATTATTAGATTTATATCCACAATTAGCTGAAGTTAACGAAGAAAACGGTAAAATGCTTATTGATGAGATTGAAGGTTATTACGAAGACGAAACATTCCCGTCAGCAATGAATACTAGAACAAAAGGCTCGTTTACTCCAGATGTTATAAAAGACTATGACCATGGAGAAGGTTCTGAAAAATATCAACTTATTGAAAGTTTTTCTAAAACAAAAGTTCCATATTATAGAATAATGGATATGCAATCACAAGAAGAGCGTATTTTAGATACTAAAAATATGCAAAAGTTTTTAGAAAATGATAAAATGAAACAAGCAGTTGAACAAGGCATGATTGATATAGTAGAAGTTCAACAAACAAGAATTAAGTTAGTATGCACACTTGGACAAACAATTCTTTATGAAAGAATATTAAATACAGATAAATATCCAATTGTACCTATACCGAATATTTGGACTAACACACCTTATCCTATGAGTGATGTTAGAAAAAACAAAGATTTTCAAAGATTTTTAAATAAAACAATGTCATTAATAACTTCGCATGCACAAGCATCGTCTGGGTTAAAATTATTAATACCACAAGGAAGTGTTGATGATATAGAGGAATTAGAAAGAGATTGGGCAAATCCTAATGCAACAATAGAATATGACCCATCGTTTGGAGAACCACATTTTCCATCTCCACAACCTTTATCTAATTCAGTTATGCAGTTACCTGCACTTGTTGAAAAATATATTGATTTAAATATGGGTATATTTGAAATGCAACAAGGAAATGCAGAAGCTGCACCAAGAACGTCATCTGGTACAATGATGATGGAAGACTTTGGTCAAAGACGTAGTAAATCTAAATTAAGGGACATTGAAGGTAGTTTACGTAGACTTGGTCAAGTTGTGTATAATTTTGCAAAAGAACATTATACTTACAAAAAAGTATTTAGAGTTGTACAGCCTAATAATGATATGTCAGAATATATGGTTAACTATTATGATGATAAATCACAAGCTATTGGTGAAATGATGAATGATTTAACTATTGGCCAATATGATGTTAATATTATTGGTAATTCTACTATGCCATCAAATAGATGGGGTGAATGGTCAATATACATGGAAGCATATCAAGCTGGACTTATTGACAGGACAGAAGCATTAATGAAAACTGATATATTTGATAAAGAAGGTGTATTACAAAGAATGGACATTGTACAACAATTACAAGGGCAATTGCAAGGTGCTCAAGAACAAATTAAAAAATTATCTGGCGATTTACAAACTGCTAGTCGTGAATCCATTGCGGCTCGTCAAAGAACTGAAGTTGAGAAGTTTAAAGGTAAATTGAAAGAAGTAGAATTGGATTCGAAATCTGCTAATGAAAGGCAGGTTGATAAACTAACAGGTGCAGTTAAACTCGAAGTGGAGAAATCACGTTTACGTGGTCAAGCTCAAGCAAACGAAGAGAAATTGCAAGCCAAAGGAGGCAAATAATGGATAACGCATTAGAAAATGAAAATCTTGGTAATCAAGGTCAAGTCAATGATAATGTAGGGCAAGATGAAAATCAAACACAGAATGAAGGAACTTCAACAGATTGGGAATCTCAAGCTAAGTATTTTCAATCAGAAAAAGATAAACTTCATACCGAAAATCAAAAACTAAAAGATTACGAAAAAGTAGGAAAACTGTTGGAATCACGACCAGACATTGTGCAAACAATTTCAGGAATGGTTCAAGGTGGTCAACCAGCAGCTACTGAGCGTGTCGCTTTAGATAAAGATGAGTTTGACCCATGGGAAGCCTATAATGACCCAACATCTAAATCGTATAAGTTTCGACAACAAGAGTTACAGGACTCTATTAATAACGCTGTTCAAAGCCAAGTAGCTGGTGTTCAAAAAGAAGTTGGTATGACTAAACTTCAAAATGAACTTGCTGCAAAAGGATTAACACCTGAAGAAATTACTTCATTTGTTGATTTTGCAAGCAAAAACCCTGCTGAATATGGTGTTGATGGCGCAATTAATATGTGGAGGTCTGTTACTCAAGAACAACCAGCCCAAGATAATGCTGGTAATCCACTGGATTCAATTCGTCAAAATCAAGCAGTCCCTCAACAGGCAGGTGTTTTGTCTGGTGAACAACCTGTAAGAAAAAGCGAAAAAGATTCAATGTGGGAAGGCATAGTTAAAGCTGGCGGTCGAACTAGCGTATTGTAAATAATAATATATAACAAGGAGAAATAATGAGCACTTATAATAGTGGACAAGTAAAATTCGGAACTCCTGGCGCAGTTATTGATAGTACTATACCATCAAGAAGACTGTATGATTTTAGCGATAGGGTCGCAGATTTAGCTCCAGAAGAGTCTCCGTTTTTTGTATATTTGTCAAAAGTAGGTAAAGTACCAACATCTGATTCTCAATTTAGATTCTTAGAAGATAGAACAAAAGTTTCAATGACAGATAGAAGCTTTTTGCTTAAAGGTGGCCTTACATTGGTAGCTGCTGGAAGTGATGATACTCTAATCTTTGATACTTCTGGAGGAGATGGTGTTGATTGGTTAATACCAGGAATGGTTGTTGCTATTGGCGATGTTGATGGTAATTCTGTTCCAACTACAAGTAATGTACGTATTAATACAGTTGATAACACTTCAAGCGCAACTCAAACAACATGTAGTGTTACATCAATATCAGTAATTGGTGGAAGCACTATTGCATTGGCTGATAATTCAAAATGTACTGTAATAGGTACTTCTTTTGAGCAAGGTTCAGGTGCACCAGATGTATTTTCACAAGAGCTTGATAATGATTATGGTTTTACACAAATCTTTAAAACAGCTTGTGAGATGACTAATACAGCAAGAGCAACTGTTTACAGAGGTTATGCTGATGAATGGCAAAGAATATGGAATCTTAAATTAAGAGAACATAAAATTGACATTGAAAGAGCAATGTTATTTGGCCAAAGAGGTAGTGCAGGCGGTATACAATACACAGACGGTATTGTTGGAAGCACTATTTATAACGGTTATAGTAATATTGTAAATGATGGAAGTCAATTATCTTATAATTCAGGCGCACCATATTATAAATCAAATGCAGCTGGTGAATGGACATATGATGATATGTTATCTGACTTTGAAGTTATGTTCGACCCTGCAAGGGGTGGAAGTAGAGCTAAATTAGCTTTAGCTTCAAGACCAGTAATATCTCATTTTAACAAACTAGGTGGCAGTGATTTTATTAATGGTAGTTTAGCAGGTGAATCTCGTTACAACTTTCCAGCAAGTCAAGGCACTTTTGGACATTTAGTGAATAAAGTTCAAACTGTTCATGGTGATGTAACTCTTGTAGCAGAACCTTTATTTAGAGGCTTTGCAGCAGGATTTATGATGATGGTTGATTTAGACCATGTTTCATATAGGCCTCTTGTTGGTAACGGTGTAAATAGAGATACTTCAATAACAACAAATGTGCAACAAGCAGATGAGGATTTACGTAAAGATATGATTCTTACAGAAGCAGGTCTTGAAGTTACTCTTCCTGAAACTCATGCACTTATTAATTTGGAGGGCGTGTAAAATGAGAAGTGATGTATTTAATTCAAATAGTAATAGCTACGGGCAAGGGTTCGTAGAAGAGTTAGGTGGAGTTAAAAAAGTTCTTAGTTTTGCAGGTGATTGCAAAGAATCAAGACTAGATTCTGCTACAACAGCATACGCAGATAATGATATAATACAATATATGGGAGCGCTTGATACAACTGTTCCTGATGGTTATAATGATGCTATTAAAATAGTAGTAACTAAAGTATTGTTTGTATGTACAACTGCAACTGGAGCTGCTATGACTGGTAGTGTCGCAGCAGGTACTGCAGCAGCTGAAGCTGTTAATGGAGCAGTTACTGGAGCGGTAGAACTATTTGGAGCTGGAGCTACACAACTTTCACCTGAAGGTTATGATTTAGCAACAACTGCAACAGAAGCTGATAAAATTGATTTTAATTCAGCTAATAACTGTGAATGGACAGCACCTCATATTGTTCTTCCTGCAGCAACTAATCATATATACATGCGTACTAATACAACTATTAACCATGCAACTAATTTTGATGCTGGTAGATGGAGCTGTGTTGTTGAATATACTCTTGTATAATCCGAATCAATAAGGATTAATAGTTTTGTAGAACTATGGGAGCTATCAATAAAAGGTGGCTCCCGAATCTACATAAGACAATAATAATTTTATAAACAAGGAGAAAGTTATGGGAACATTCCCAGGTGGAAACATAGTAAGAGTTACACCTACTGTTATTGCAGGCACAACACATGATGATGATGTAATGTTTAATGCAACAGAAATTCCTAATGCAGTATCAAGTCGTGGAGGTGTTTCTAGGTTAGTAGGTATCACTGTAGTTGATAAAGACGATGAACAGCATAATTATGATATAATTTTTATGCAAGTTCAAACAAATTTTGGAACAGCTGGAGCAGCATCAGATATAACAGATGCAAATTTACAAGCCGCTAAAGTGATAGGTGCGCTTCCAATAACTCTTGCTGATGGAATAAGTGTATTTGCACAAAATTCAGGTACTGCAAATATTTATACAGCCTCAAGTTCATTAAGAGGTACTCAAAGCAATAGTACTAATACGCTACCTATTCTTTTGCAAGCAGAAGGCGGTTCAACAAGTATATATTTTACAGCAATTGCTAATGGAGCAGATATTGATTATGCTGCAACTGATGATTTAGAGTTTGTATTTCACATTGAGTATTTAGGATAGTGGCTAAAAAAAAAGGTTTGTGGGCCAATATCCACGCTAAACGTAAAAGAGGTGAAAGACCAGCAAAACCTGGCGAAAAAGGCTATCCTAAGACTTTAGATATTATGAATCAAGGTGGAATAATGAATGGGCCATCTCATGCAAAAGGCGGAATACCTATTGAAGTAGAAGGTGGTGAATATATAATTAAAAAGGATTCGGTCAATCCTAAAACTGAGGCCGTTTTGAAATATATAAATAAAAATGGTAAATTACCTAGTGATGAATATGATATTTTACCAACAACTGACGCAAGAAAAAGGAGTAAAAAATAATGCCAGAAGTTAAAGATAAGATGACAGGTAAAACTGTAGCTAAAATGACATATGACCCACAAGGGCAAATGGCAGCAGAAAAAATGGTTGCAGAAAATCCTGGATATGAAATTAAAGATGGAAGTATGAGAAGCGAGCAAATGTACGCAGGTGGTGGTATGACTGGATTTAATCAAATAGGTGCAGAAAGACCAATGATGATGGGTGGTGGTAAAATGGATATGAAATATGGTCATGGCGGAATGACACCTGAAATGAAAAAATATGAAGAAGGTGGAAAAGCAATGAAACCTGTTGATGCAAAAGAAAATCCAGGTTTATCTAAATTACCAAAAGAAGTAAGAAATAAAATGGGTTATATGAAAGAAGGTGGTAAAGCAGAATTTAAACCACATATGATGTATAAAGATGGAAAAAGTGTAAAAGCTAATTCATATGAAAAACACTTATCTTTAAAAAAACAAGGATATGGCCATTCAATGAAAAAAATGGAAAAAGGCGGTAAAGCAAAAACTTATCTTGAGATGATGCGTGAAAATGTTGAAAAACAAAAAGCTAATATTAAAAAAGGTGTTGCAAAACAAAAAGCTAATATTAAAAAAGGCGTTAAAAAGAAAACTAAAAAACAAGATGATAGTTATAAAAATCAAAAAAAGTTTGATGTTGATTCAGGTATAAAAAATCAAAAGAAATTTGATGTTGATTCTGGTGTAGGCAAAGCAAAAAAACCAGCTGCTAAAAAACGTAGTGAGTTTCAGTCAGCATTTAGAAATGCTAGAAATTCAGGTAAAAAAACTTTTATGTATAAAGGTAAGAAATATAACACAAAGTTGAGGAAATAATGAGAACTTATTATTGTATATGTGGAAATAAAGCAGAAGTTGTTCCTGGTAAAATTATTGAATGTGAATGCGGTAAAGTATTTGGTGCATCAGGAAAAGTATCTGACCATATTAATATGAGAAATACTTGGAGTGGACAAACGCAAGTTGAATTTAGCCAAACAACAATGGATGCAGATATAGCAGCGAGGAATAAAAGATAATGGCATTAGATTTTGCAGCAAGAATACATGCCCTTACTGGTTATGATGCAGACGAAGATAGCGCTTCAGAAACTGGTGACGACTTTGATGAGGCTACTGCTCAATTTATGACAGATGCTGCAAGAGAAGTTATTAACTTGATGCCTGTTGAATTAAAAATGAAATGTGCAACAACTACTACATTAAACAATTCTACGACTACTATGGATTTAGATACTGCAGGAGATATTTTATTTGTAAGTAGGTTGTCAGCAAATTCAGGAGGTTTTCATATACCTTGCAGAGAAGTGCCTGCAGCATATGGAGGATTAACAACAGATTCATCTAGTATGTATTATGCTAGCGTTACAGACCCTGTATTTTATATTGATGCAAATACATCTGGCTCAGATGGTAAATCAGCAACTTTATATGTTCAACCAACACCAGAAGCTACACAAGTAGCAAATGTGCATCATGTTAAATATCCAACATTTACAGCTGGAGATACAGAAACTTATGATGTTTCTCAAAAAAGTATTATGGCAAATTTTCCAGAAGAAGCAGAGCATTTGGTAGTATTAAGAGCTGCAATATCAGCTGCACAATATTTACTTGCAACAGAAGAAGACCCAGAACTTTATATTCCAATGATATCGTCATTAAAAGCACAATACCAAGAAGGTGTTCAAGGTCTTTTATCAGGAAATATTACTCCACCACAACAAGGAGCTAAATAATGACAGCAAAAAATATAATTGAACAGATAGAAAAATTATTTGGAAGACAACAAGAGCAATATATGTTTCAATTAATTAATGATGCTCTTGATGATATTGCATCACATAAAAGAAATTACACAGTATCATCTACAGCAAATTTAGAAGGAAATAAAAGATGGTATGAATTAGAAGATAATGTAATTGACATTAAACGAGTTGAAATTAAAGACACAAATGACAGGTATGTAATGATACCAAAACTTGCAGATTCGCATAAAATTTTAAGAGAAGATACAGAATCATCAGATGATTCATTAACATAAAGGCTTAATATGGCAACAAATAAAAGAACATATCCAAATGATTATTTTGCATGGTATAATGATGATAATAGAATTGCTATTATATGCGAAGATACAACAGCAACAACAGGCGAAAGAACTCAAGAAAAATATGATACATATCAAGGAAGCGATGTAACAAGCGGTTTAAGGATTACATATAATTCTAAATATGAAACAATTGACGCAGTAACAGAAGATTTAAAAACAACAGCAGGTCTTGATTCAGGATTACATTCAGCTGTAGTATGTTATGTAAAAGCTAGAATGTTTGAAGGAAGATGCAGGAGACTTACAAAGAGCTCAATATTTTAGAGCAATGTTTGATAAAATGATAAAACAATATCCATTAAGAAAGACAGGTGTAAGAGCTTTGTCTGTACCGAGGTTATAATATGGCATATAATTCAACATCATGGACAACTGACGCAAATACAAAAGCAGGTTCTATTGGAACAAATACAGTAGGTGGAGTAACATTATACAAAGAATTTGGTTTATTTGATTTTAGCCCTTCTGTAGGAACGCATAACCCTATGGTTAGTATGACTTCATTAGTATCTGCATCAGGAGCAACATATTCTAATTCTTTTGGAGGAAGTAGTGGTAGTCCTGTAACAACTGTAGATGCAAGTGATGATAATGAAAATCCTCCAAATATTATTGCGTCTATGTGGTATATTGAAGATAATATTTATATAGATAGTGTAAGAGCTTTTGCAACTGCAGAAGGAAGTCAGTCTATAAAATTTCATATATTAGAATATGATTTAGATACAACAACAAATCTTGGAGATTTATCTGAAGGTAATCAATGCGCAGATGGAACAATTTCAGCTACATTAGGAACAGTTAAAACAACATCGCTTACAGTAGGTTCTCCAAATATTAATGCAGGAAAATTAATTATAGCTTATGCTGAAGCTGAAACTGGTACATCTGATATTACTTGTAAATTATTAGTAAAATATCATTTATCATAAAATAAGGGGATAGAATGGATTTTAAAAAAATGCTCGAAGATTATAAGAAACAACAAGAGCAAGTAAAAGAAATCTTCATAAAGATTCAAGGTAAAATTGAAATGTGTGAAGAGCTTCTTAAAGAAAAAAAAGACAATAAAAAATAGTTTTTTGAAATAGAGGTAAATATGCCGAATAAAGATAAAGGTGTAGTCAGAAGAGCAATAGTAACTCCTGATAAACACTTTCCACTTGCAGATATTCCTGCAATAAAATGTTTAAAGAAAACAATCGAAATAGTTAAACCTGATATATACATAGACCTTGGTGATGTTGGAGAATGGTCTGCATTTTCACATTGGAAATGGAAAAGGAAGAAAGCTCCACCATTAGAATTTTTAATTGAAGATTTTGACCAAGATGTAAAAGATGTAAACAAAGGTATGGACATGATTGATGAGTCTTTAGATAAAGTTAACTGTAAAGAAAGATATATTACAGAAGGCAATCATGATGACTGGTGTAATATGGCAGTAGAAAAATATCCTTACATTTCGCAATACAAATTTGCAAATGCTGTTAAACTTAAAGAACGAGGATATAAATACTATCAGTTTGGTAAAAAGTTAAAAATAGGAAAGTTATACTTTTATCATGGTCATCAATACGGTGGGCAGTATCATACAGCAAATCATATAAGAAAACTTGGTTGCAACATAATGTATGGACATTGGCATGATTTACAACAAATGAGCGCAACTCATATGGATGGGCCTAAGTCGGCTTGGAGTATAGGATGTTTGAAAGATATGAGTAGTGAGAAAAATGCTTGGCTTGGTAACAGGCCAATCAACTGGGCTCATGGATTTGCGATTGTGGATTTTTACAAAGGTGGATTATTCACAGTCCATATAATACAAATAATAAAAGGGCGAACTTCATTATGGGGTGAGCTAATTGAAGGTAAATAAGGAGAA